CATCTCCCAGAACATAGAAATCTCTCCCCCATTTAGATTTTTGTAAAAATCTAAGCAGGAGGCCGTGAGACAAAGTAAAAAGGAAAAAGGAAGGGCTAAGACCGAGGGGTTGTCCTGAGGTCCACCTAAGGCGGGTCTCATTTTCAACACCTGGTATCTTAGACTTCCATAATCCCAACTCAATGCAAGAGGCGAAGAAGTCAATTAGAAAACGATCAAAGGATCTGTAGTGGTTTTTACCCTTAAACCGCCCAGTTTTCCTTCGAGTTTTCGACATGACTTTCTCCAAGACATGTTTCTGATATTCCCAAGGGAAGTGATCAGTGGCAGCGGATAGGTCAACTGAATGAACAGTACGACCAGCCCGAATTGCCGCCAATATGTCTTGGTCCGCCCTCTTTTGATCAAAGGAACAGTCCCAAGGAAGACTTTTGACTAATTCAGCCAAAGAGTTTTTCAGGGGATCTAATAACCTTTGAACAAGGAGGTTAGGTACTGCGTAATACCTGGATTTACACCCAGGAGCAGGAGTCAAGTGTATCTCTCCTACAAGAAAGCCAAAAGGAGGAAAGGCCCATTCATTCCGGACCTTAGCTCCTAGAGCTTTCTCGAGATACTCTCTTGTCTCAGGTGGGTGCGCTTCGCTTAACCAAAGCGATAATGCATCATCCTTAAGTCGTAAACATTGTTTAGGACTTGGTGGACATTGCAAGAGGGGAATTATCCCCCCACACCTTACCTTACGATAGACATTCTTTTGTCTACAAAGCCAGTTGTCAAATTCCTTAAAGAAATTTGGCCACCCCCGGTTTATTGGGATGGTAAAACTGGTAATAGACTCATGAATCTCTTCAACTTCCAAGGCATTGAGTCTAATCTGCGTCCAGGCTGTGTGATAATTAAGAAGATCTAAAACCTCCCGTAATTTTCCGTGTAAGGAAAGATTACGTAGGGTTCTCCAAATCCCTTTTAGAGAACCGTTAGAGGTTTTAGCAAACCAAGGATACAA